TCCATATGATACTTACGACAGTGTGATTTCAAATCCTTTCGATGTTTCTTCAGTTTATCTGTTGCCCTCTAGGGTCCTTCGAGAAGGCCCTCACACTTAACTCTCGACCAATTAGGTTATCATGGCCGTTGGTGTAATTCAATCGCACAGGGCGATTGCCCCAAGGAAAACCAAATGCAAACATTCAGTCCAAGAACTGCCGATTATATTAAAATCGAGCAGACTATCAACCCTTGCTTTCCAGATCAGAACTATAAAAGCCAGACTCGGGTACTCGGTCCTACGGGACTCGGTGTTACTAAGTCTGGCAGTCCTGTTCCAGGTTACAAACGGTTAATTAAGAATGGTTTGAATGCTGCTTCCGGTTATACTAGATTGGAGAAGGATATCGACATTAAAGTAGGTCTCACCACAGCGCAAGCACAGTGTTGGGATCCACCTAGGCCGAAAGGTACCACAACTAAGACTTTCTTAGGTGTGTATCTTCCTCTTCCTTCTATTCCTGGGTTACAAGCTACCGTCTCCGCGGATAACGCGGCGAAAATGAGTTTCATATCTGATGTTAAACGTGGATACAATACCATTTCTGGTGGAGTTTTCCTCGGCGAACTTAGACAGACACTCGACATGATACGGCACCCTGCACGTGGGTTTAAGCTTGGATTGCAAAATTGGATAACAGCCGTACAGAAGCGGCAGTCCCGATATTGCACTGCGAGGAATCGCTCCAAATGGAGGTCTACGTGCATTGACAGGATGAATGCGGATTTGGCTTCGCTTTGGCTAGAATATAGCTTTGGCTGGTCCCCGCTCATCTCTGACACCATCGCTGGCGCGGAAGCGCTTAACGAACTGATTAACGGAAAGCTCCGTTATACTTCAGTCAGTGGTGCCGGTAAATCAGAAGAAAGTACCGTAATTGCTTTAAATGGCAATTACCCTGGTATCTCTGGGGCGTTTATCGTCGGACAGAATAGAACCATCAAGAGATCCGCTGTATATTTTAAGGGGCGCGTTGAAGCGCAAGCCGATGGCCCGACCCTTACAAATGCACGTGATCTTTTTGGTTTTAAACTCGAAGAGTTCGTCCCTACTGTATGGAATTTACTTCCTTACAGCTTTCTTTCTGATTATTTCGTGAATATTGGTGACATTCTCGAAGCCACCTTTTTCGACCGTTCAAGCATTATGTGGGCAAATAAGTCCACAGTGCAAGAGTCTTACTCATTCGTAACGGGATATCCCGTTTTCGATACGAAGCAAGGATGGTCGGGTGGAGGTAGTCCTGGTTCGGCGCGAGCCGTTCACAAGAGCTTCAAGCGTGAACCCTCTATCGATTCGCTAGTTCCATCGTTGGAGATTTCCCTACCGGGAAGTCCAGCTAGATGGACTAATATAGCGGCGTTAGTGGCTTCTGCAACCAAGCTTCAAAACCGAATGTCCGCTCCTCCTTAGAGGACGGTTTTTTCAACAACTTTCTAGGAAACATTCCTATGGCCTTTAACCCTTCAACACCTATCACAGGTGCTGCGCAGACTGGCTTAACAAGCCCGACCTACACATTGGCTACTGACGTAGCTCCGGATATCAACGGCAAACAGGTTGCAGTGACCGCATTAGGCGGCACGCAAACTGGAGTTGTTGCTCATTCGATTAGCAGTCCCTTTACAGGAACTTGCATACGTCCGAAAGTAATGCGTACTCTGCCTTCTCCCAATCCAACTACGGGCGTCGTAAAAAACGTACCAAAGAATACAACGAAGGTAATTACCCGAAAGGGCGTTATCCCGTTGGCAGGCCAACCTTCGAGCATGATGATCATCACTACGACGATCGACGTGCCTGCAGGTTCGGACACTGCGGATGCCAATTCTGTCCGCGCGGCGTTATCGATGCACTTAGGGCTTCTTGCCCAGCAAAGTGCAGGTATCGGTGACGTCGTCGTGACTGGTATCCTGTAATCCATTCTTTTGGTAACATATTGGCGACTGCCATATAAGTTGGAGCGGAAGCAGATGAGCACCTTAATCTCTGTTCTTTCTCGTGCACTAGCACACGATCTTAGAGATCATACTAAAATGGACCTCATGAAAATGAAAGTCCTTCCACCTGATTCGAACATTCGTGACATTCAGTGTCACGCAATGTATAATTCATTCTCGAAGAAATTTGAGGATGAATCATCCGATCTGGCGGACCAGTTAGCTATTCAGAAGTTCCTTGATGTTAATCAAAGAATGGGAAGTCTAGTTCTGGATAAAGGTAAGATGTCTTCAGCCGTACAACATGTAGTTGATGAGATGAAGGAGGATCTTTACCGATTCTTCTTTAGAAGTCCCGTTGATTGCATCGTCTCGGCGACATCTATCCTTTCGGGGTTAGATGTTGGACCTGGAGCATCTGTATCGGCGTCTGGCGTAACACCCTATCATAAATTGGGTGTTGGTCCGATGTCGACTACGTCTCTTGGATTATATCAGCTTTACGAGAGCTGGACTAAAGATTCCCCTACTTGGAACGACGTTGAAACTACACGCCGTTCTATTGCTGGAGGCCCTTTAGTTGTGCTAGGAAGTAAACTTTCCACAGTTCCGAAGAACCGGGACGTCTCTCGTACCATATGCACTGAACCTTTAATGAACATGATGTTCCAAAAAGGTATCGGCTCTATTATCGAACAGGCATTAACAACGCGATTCGGAATTCGCTATAAAGGCGGGTCCGAATCGGTTGAGCGCAAAACGCTTGACTACTCCTCCGTGATAAAACTCGGGGAAGTGCTCCAACCTGATAGGAATAGAGAGCTCGCTCGTAGAGGCAGTATTGATGGCAGTTACGCCACAATAGACTTGTCTTCTGCGTCCGATTCTGTCAGTCTTCAGCTAGTCGACTTGCTTCTTCCAAAAGAAGTTGTTGGTTGGTTAAAGGCTACGCGTTCTACGCATACAGAACTACCTAATAAATCATTGGTAGAGCTTCATATGCTATCATCGATGGGTAATGGATATACTTTTCCATTACAGACAGCCATCTTTGCTAGTTTAGTGCGCGCTGTTTACACCGTTAAAAGTATTCCGATTCGTAAGCCTAACGGCCCAAGTCTCGGGAATTACGGTGTTTTTGGTGATGATATCATCTGTGTTTCTGAAGCTACCAATCTAGTATTGGAAACCTTGGAAGCACTTGGATTCATACCTAACAGTGATAAAACATACACTGACGTGTATGGGCGTTTTAGGGAAAGTTGCGGCGGTGATTACCATGATGGTATTAACGTTCGCGGCGTATACTGTAAGTCGTTAAAACGCTTGCAGGACAAGTTTACGCTGATTAACCTAATCAACGACTGGTCTGTAAAGACTGGTATTGCCTGTGCAAGAACTGTCGCTATCCTCCTTCGGGTGGTTGGTGGCAAGGCGTGTTTTGTCCCATTATGGGAGAATCACGATTCTGGCATAAGGGTTCCTCTTTCCTTCGCGCTAGAACATGGCGTGCGGAGAGTGCTCAATCGCGATACGAACGCACAAGGGTTTCTGTACTCTTGTTATAAAGTTCGTGCCGTCGAATTGACGTGGGTTTGGGGATTCACGTTCCTGGATAAGGAATTCCAGGACATCGGATCAAACCCTGCAGCAGCAATGTTGTGTGGTTTGAGAGGAAACTTGCGGAACGGTAAGATGTCACTCAGATCGAGAGACAATCCTTACTCATATCGGTCGGTCGTCGTCCCCGGGTGGGAAACGACTGACCTGGCGACCGGTGCAAGCCGGGAGGGTTTGGTCAGGTATGGACACCTGACCACCGTTAACTTGATAGGATAACGGTTAGCCCAGGACAAGGAAGTCCTCCAAC